TAAGTGTTTCAGGCAGCTTCGGAAGTGCACTTAGTTGTGTATTATAACACCATAAATGTGTAAGTGTTTCAGGCAGCTTCGGAAGGACACTTAGTTGTGTATTTAAACAATATAATTCTTTAAGTGTTTCAGGCAGCTTCGGAAGGACACTTAGTTGTGTATTTCCACAATATAATTCCGTAAGTGTTTCAGGCAGCTTTGGAAGGACACTTAGTTGTGTATTTGAACAATTAAGCCATGTAAGTGTTTCAGGCAGCTTCGGAAGGACACTTAGTTGTGTATTTGAACAATTAAGCAATGTAAGTGTTTCAGGCAGTTCCGGAAGACTTGTTACGTTCAACCATGAAACATCTAAATATCCATCATCAATCGCGCTAATGCGCGATAAAAGTTCAATTGTATTAGGTCCATACGCCATCCTTTGCATTTGTTAAAAAGTCTTAAGATACCTTTCAATAATCCGGAACATCTGCTAATTCATCTTTAATTGCCCGACATTTTTCTTTGCAACGCTTGATGTATGCTTGTTCAGCGCGCCAGGCGTCCCATCGTTTACTATAGTTAGCAATACTTTCACCTGCATTGCGTTGAATTTTCAAAGGTGTATTTGAACAATATAAACGTGTAAGTGTTTCAGGCAGCTTCGGAAGGACACTTAGTTGTGTATTTGAACACTCTAAATATGTAAGTGTTTCAGGCAGCTTCGGAAGGACACTTAGTTGTGTATTTGAACAATTAAGCAATGTAAGTGTTTCAGGCGGCTTCGGAAGTGCACTTAGTTGTGTATTATAACACCATAAATGTGTAAGTGTTTCAGGCAGCTTCGGAAGGACACTTAGTTGTGTATTTGAACAATTAAGCCGTGTAAGTGTTTCAGGCAGCTTCGGAAGGACACTTAGTTGTGTATTTCCACAATATAATTCCGTAAGTGTTTCAGGCAACTTTGGAAGGACACTTAGTTGTGTATATCCACAATATAATTCTTTAAGTGTTTCAGGCAGCTTCGGAAGGACACTTAGTTGTGTATTTCCACAAAATAGATGTGTAAGTGTTTCAGGTAATTCCGGCAGACTTGTTACGTTAAACCATGAAACATCTAAATATCCATCATCAATCGCGCTAATGCGCGATAAAAGTTCAATTGTATTAGGTCCATACGCCATCCTTTGCATCTGTTAAAAAGTCTTAAGTTACCTTTCAATAATCCGGAACATCTGCTAATTCATCTCTAATTGTCCAACATTTTTTGTTACAACGCTTGATGAATGCTTGTTCAGCGCGCCAGTCATCCCATCGTTTACTATAGTCAGCAATACTTTCGTCATCGCTGCGTAAAAGTTTTAAAGGTGTTTTTGAACAATCAAGCATTATAAGTGTTTCGGGCAGCTTCGGAAGGACACTTAGTTGTGTATTCCAACACCATAAGTGTGTAAGTGTGTCAGGCAGCTTCGGAAGTACACTTAGTTGTGTATTTGAACAACTTAATTCTTTAAGTGTTTCAGGCAGCTTCGGAAGTACACTTAGTTGTGTATTATTACAATACAAATGTGTAAGTGTTTCAGGCAGCTTCGGAAGGACACTTAGTTGTGTATTTTCACAATATAATTCCGTAAGTGTTTCAGGCAACTCTGGAAGACTTGTTATATTTAACCAAGAGACCCCTAATATTCCATCATCAATCGCACTAATGCGCGACAATAGTTTAACCGTATCAGGTCCATACGCCATCTTTGCATCTGTTAAAAAATTTTAAAATATTCTTCAATTTTAGGTTATTAGCCTGCAATGTCAAATAGTTCGTTTCTAATTATCAGACATTTTTCTTTGCAACGTTTGATGAATGCTTGTTCAGCGCGCCAGTCATCCCATCGTTTACTATAGTCAGCAATACTTTCACCATCATTACGTTTAATTTTTAATGGCGCATGTCTGCAATAAAATTCTTTAAGTGTTTCAGGAAGCTTTGGAAGAATACTTATTTGTGTTCGCATACAGTTTAAATATGTAAGTGTTTTAGGAAGCTTTGGAAGAATACTTAGTCGCGTGTTATCACAAATTAATGTTTTAAGTGATTTAGGCAGTTTTGGCAAATATCTTAAAGGTGTATGTGAACAATCTAAATATATAAGTGTGTCAGGCAGGCACGGAAGAACACTTAGTTGGGTATTTGAACATCTTAAATGTATAAGTGTTTCGGGCAGCTTCGAAAGAACACTTAATGTGTTTTTTGACATCTTAAAGTTTTAAGCGTTTCAGGCAGATCTGGCAGTTTATTCAATTGTGTGTTTGAACAATCTAAATATCTAAGTGTATCAGGTAGTTTGGGAAGAATATGCAATTTTGTATTTTGACATTCTAATACTTCAAGTGTTTAAGGTAGTTCAGAAAGACTTGTTATATCCAAATCTGAAATACATAACATATTACGGACACCGAAAATGGATTAAATCGATATCAACTAATATTGTAGCCGATACTTTTTATAGTATGGAAGCCATTTTAATATATCCATATTTCAGAATATACAGATTTAATACATCGCCTAACGTACTCCTAAAAATTATACATATCGATTTTATCCATTTTTCGCGACAGTTTATTGCGCTAATGCGCGCCAAAAGTTCGGCCGTATCCGGTCCGTGAACTGGATCAGCCAAGCCAATCGCCATCTTTGTACAGGTTTGTATGGAATTTGACAATTTAATCGTTAGGTTTTCATTTTTAGTGCAAAATTAAAAATGTGAAATGTTCTAATTATGCGGCAGCTTTTAGTGGGCGTCCAGGCTTCTTAGGCGCATCTCCGGCAGCTTTTGGCTTACCTGCAGATGCAACTGGTTTTGGGGTAACTGGTTTTGCCGCTGATTTTGGTGCAGCAACAGCCTTAGCAGGCTCAGCTTTTGCAGGCGCAGCTTTTGCAGGCACAGCTTTTGCAGGCGCAGCTTTTGCGGGCGCAGCTTTTGCGGGCGCAGCTTTTGCAGGCGCAGCTTTTGCAGGCGCAGCTTTTGCAGGAGCATCATCATCTACAGCATCATCATCTACAGCATCATCATCGGCAACATCATCATCATCAGCCTTTACGGCAGCGATTTTGTAGAATTTCTTCTTAGCACTTGGATGAATTACTTCGTCTGGATCAATGCTTGAATCGCTATCGCTGTCTGAATCTTTTACAACTGCCTTTTTAGCCATCGAAACACCTTTTAAAACAACTCCTTTAGAAGGAGCCATCGGTGGTGCGTCAGCAAAATGAGCGTCAAGAACAGCGAGTAGACTGTCCAGTGTAGTATCATCAGTAAGGTCAAGATCACCAGCACTGTGTGCATTTAGAACTGCCTGGAGGGTTGCCATCATAACAGCAACCGCACCTGCACTAACATCGGGCGTTGGATCAGACGTAGCCCGCTCTTCATTCTGAGCGTTCCAACATACTGATGCAACAAGACTTGATGCGGATGTTTTTCCGGGCATTTTCAACAATATATCAGTAAATATTATGTGATTTAGCATGTTTCAATTTTTGATTAAATTATGAAAATTACGGGGGAAAAAATGGATTAAGTCAATAAAAAGTGTTTAGTTTTTGCGTGTTTTGCGTGTTTTGCATGTTTTGCGTAAAACATGCAGTGTTTTACAAGTTCGGCGTACTTTATTCACACGTTGTTGCTGCTGATTTCTACGCGTGTAACGCATTTTTCCACCGCCTGCAGCCACTGTCCAAAAATATGGATAAGTGCTGGTACATTAGCATCTTTAACAATTGAACCAAGCAAATTTGTCAACACAATATTTGGCATTTATTTTAAAGATATATAATGTAACATGTCTGGTCAACAAAAACCAGAAGAACCACCAAACTATAATTATTCGGAAGAATTATTACCACCAAGTGCGATTGGTGTTAAATATGGCAGTTCATTTTCACAAGTATATGATAATATTCGTGGTGTAAATTACTATGTAGATGCAATTGGGTTTGGTGAAGGTACTGGATTGAACAAAGGCCGACCTATGCAACCACTTGGTATTCGATATTTTATGGATACAGGATTTATATGTTCAAATGGCGCTCGACGGTATGAATATGTAGATACAGTTCCTAAAGGGGACGCACTTGGAAAATTCGTTAAAGACGAAATTGCTGCACAAGGATTGCCTGCGTTACGCGGATTGGCGCCAGGAATGGCCGAAGATGCCGAAATTGCGCTTAATCCAATGCCACTAATTAACGCGGCTCTCAACGATACAGGTTATTGTGAATGCGAATTAGTAGACTTACCAGTTGGTGATGCATCTGGTAAAATAGTATCACGAGGTGGTTCAAAATGGTTAACACCGGATTCTACTAAAAACGGTATGCCACATCAAGCACGATGGATGCGAAAACGCGATATTACACGTGAAGAATATGATGCAACACCGAAAATTTTCAATCCAGATGGTTCACGCAAATCTGCCGATGATGTGAAAGTTGATACCATTAGACAACAAGCGCACGTGGAAGGATTTAGCGGGGACTGTTTATTTTACTCAATTATAATTAAATTATTGATTTTAGTCAGTGTTTTTGCAATTTTTGCGTATTTTTATCGTTTTTACATAAGCAAATGTGGCAAAAAATGTGCTGCCACGGTGGTCAAAAGACTCTCGAATTGAAACATAGTAATTTATTGTAATTTATTGTAATTATCACATAAAAATGAGTTCAAGCAAAGACGTTCCAGTAAAAGATGACCGTGCAATGGCTATTGGCGGCGGTAGTATTGGCCGTAAATCTTCTACATCTGGTGGTGGTAGCAAAATGAGTGCATCTGCCGCTCATGCGGCAAAACTTGACCGCGAGGAAATGGTAAAACCAAAAGAACTTGACCCAGATTGTCGCAAGGCAATGATTGCTGCACGTGTTGAACGTAAACTCACACAAGTACAACTAAATACGGCATGCAGCTTCCCGACAAATACTATCAATCAGATTGAGAGTGGTAGGATGCAACCAACGCCATCACAAATGGCATCAATTAGTCGGGTATTGGGTATTACAATGAAATACATGTAAAAACTGAAATGCCACAAAATCTTTTTTAACGAATTTAACTACAATGGCTGCGGCCGCTGCAAAACTACCAAAAACTGTTTCGCGAGACACTGCATCTCCATTTGAAACGGCAGTTGCCATCGTGAATGTAAAACGTCTTTCACTTGCACCGACAAAATGGTACAATGTAGAAATGATTGAACTCCCGAAACCACGGGTATCAAAACCAATGTTTGACTCTAAAATTATAGCAGATGCATCTGCTTGCGCTACACGAACTGGTGGATGTAATTTGCTTGTAACGGGTGCAACAACTGCGCAACAAAATAAAATCGGTGAAGACTTCGCTAAAAAGGGAAAATGTTGGATTGTTGAATTCGATCCAACCAAACCGTTTACCGTAATTGCACACAAGTCCACTATCAAAGAAGCACAAGATGCAGATGTCTCCACAATTGTGTTTGTAATTAAAGATTGTGAGAAGCTATTAACGGCAGCCGATGAATACGATAGTACAGCATTGTATCCAGCAGGTTCAGGTGAGAATTCATGGAAAAAATTACTCGATGATTTTGCATCAGGATATGATGCAATTGATATTTATACTATTTTGTCTACAACAAAATCATATGCAGAACTACGTGTAAAACATAGTTTTATAGGTGATGAAAAACTAATTCAAATGTTTATTTCATTGGACAAATCAGCAGACTAAAAGAAAATCCATAGTACTGCTGTGAATAATGTAGCATATCCTACACATTTGCGTGCAAATTCATATGTTTTCATGTGATTCGTTTTTAATTCTGTATCTGCTTCAATAGATAATGAATAAATGCCACAATTTGAATTTGTTGACATTAATAACATATTTCCAGATGTTAACATTCCGATTACATAAATAGGCGTGCGTTCCGCAACTGATTCAATGTTATGCAAATGCGTAACTAGTTTCGGTTTGATTTTGAAATTAAATTTTTTAGAGAGTGTGAATGAAGTTTCAAGTTCATTATTATATGTTGATGATATGACATAATTAAAATCGGATCTAAAAGGAATATTATGTAGGCCGATTTTTACTCCATCTGCAACAAGAGCCATATTTGTTTTGTTCTCATATGAAGATACTAAGGAATTATTTCTATATATGGTGTGATGTTCATAAAGTAGTCCTTGGTCTGTATCATGCAGTTTTGCAATAGTGCCACGAATCTTAATAAGAGTTCCAGGCTGAAGGCTATCTAATTGGTCAATCCTGTATTCTGGAATAGCACAATATGATGCCAGGTTGGTTTTTGAAACATAATATAATATGTTAGTTAAAACGTAAATTATAGATACAAAAATGAGGAATTCAAACATTTTACTTTGTACGATTGTTTCACATTTTTGTTTCAATTATTGCGTCCAAACGACGCACCAATCAAACATGCAACTGCAGCAATGCCACATATAGCCATCGCGATTTTATAGTATTTAGCATTGTATTCATATTCAGCTGACAGTTCTTCAAGTGTTTTATGTGTAACAAAAGATGCAGCAGTCGGATGTTGTTCAATTGTGTTATTGACAAGTTTACCAATTGCTGTCGCACAACTTCCTTCAACTATGGCAGATGTTGTCACATATTCATATCCAATCGGTTTCTGAACATACCAAGTATTTTTGATTGTTGGAAAATTCGGCGCAAAAGGAACATGTACTTTGTATGAATCAAGTGTAAATGGTACTTTGAAATGTTCATAATTAACTTTCTTTAATTTTGCATCTATACCAAAATAGTTTGGATTAATAACATATTCATATGATTTTGTAGTTTTATATATATCAACCGCAGGGTAATATTTGAATTGACTGGCAGTTAATAATCGCTTTTTATCTGCAATAATGCATCCAGTACAATAAACATAATCACCCGCAGTTGCACATGCAATGGGTTTTACGTGTGTTAATTGGCTAAGATTGTGTTTATTTGTATATGTAAGAGAACCACATAGTAAAGCAGTAATTCCAGTACTAATACCTAAAAATCCAAGCGTTTCGTTCATTAATAGTTAAAATGACTTAGTATTTAAGCGATTGCGCGAATGCATTCATCTGCGGTTGAGTATGTCGTGACAGTTCCGCATTGTTCTGCTCGATTTAATTCTATACACATCCTTTTGCCTGCATCTTTTCCAATGTAACACCAATATTTCGACTCAGGTACTGGAGGTGCCGGTGATGGTGCTAAACCATACCAATATATAATTCCAACCACACACATAATCATTCCAACAAAAATAATTAATATATATGAAAGCCAGTTAGATGCTACTGCATTAGTATTCATGTTACCGGCGGATAATGGTGAAGTGAAATGTGATATGGCAACAAATGAAGGCTGATTAACTGATGCAACAGTTGAATTCATCGAATTTACTTGCTGCAGAGATTATTAGGCTGACGGCGCGGTATATGTGCTAACCCACCAATTATCTGCCATATATGGTGGAATATCTTGACTTGCTGTGTCAACTTTCGTCGATGGTCCTTCACTTAGTAGCGTTCTAATTTCAGCAAATGTCAACGAATATGAATAATATCTTGCGCGAGAAATACTGCCGGAAAACGGTCCTAATACTCGTGGATGCTCTGGAGAAGTGGTGTTATCGGGACCAAGTACCTTCGACTGAGAATTGAAGAAAAATACGTCACCATAATTTTGTTTAGGATATGTTGCCAATACTTTATGTGCAACAATATTACCATTAATGTAAACATCAACAGTTTTACCTTTGGCAACGATTGCAAGATGCAGCCATTTTTGAACAGGTAAATTACTAACAGTTATGGTATTATTCCATTTATCGAACGAATTCATATAAATAACAAGTTGATTTGTGGTTGCAGTAACAAATACACCTGGTGCCATTAGAGGAAACATACCATTTGTTCCCTTGTGGAATACATGTTTTAATGTATGTTGTGGCGTAGAAGGGTCAGATGAAAATGTAGCTGGATCAACATATAACCATGTTACATATGAAAATTCTAAACCACTTAATTCGTTATCGGAACGATGTAACGTAATTGCGCCACTTGTTGATGGATTTTGTGGAATACGTTTCATGGTTGTTGCTCCGACCGTATTTGGAATTAGATCAACCGCAAGATTTCCTACTTTTGTAAACCAATTTACAAGTGTCTCGGTCGTTGAGATTACAATAATCAATGCTAAAATGATAAGCACAGCAAAAGCGATTTGTGCTACTGTGCTTGTGCCAGTAACAACCGTTGCAAATTCCATTTTATTAATTATTACGCATTTAAAGTTTTAACAGTTTTAAAGTTTCATGGTATAATTGCTTGTTCCATCTGAGTTTGAAAATGTAATTGTAACCGTGAAAATTCGCAAGAAACTCGAAAGCCATCCACCAGTTGGTGCTTGCGGCCCAGCTTCATATGCTGATACAATTGCATCTGGCGCCAGAGCTTTGCTATATGTTTGCAGATTTGATATGTAACCACCAATAGATGGGAACGTTGTTGCAGCAGATGGCGCTACACATCCAGCGGTTGTTAGTATGGGCGATGCACCAACACGCAGGAATAGCGAATCGGGATTAGATGCTGGAATGTTTGGTAATACACATTCACGAACAAGTTTACCATCCATGAAAATATCAATAATGCGACCACGGGCAACAATAGTTAGGAACATCCAGCGTTGAATATCAATATTGTCAACATCACACATTGCAACGCCCACTGGACCGACCGATTGATTATCCAAAATTTGATTTGGTGTAGTCATAAGTTGGTTGAATCCACATAAACTCAAATCTGGCCGCATACTAATATCAGTTGATTGATCGCATGTACGAATAATTAGCGTTGGAGAAACACGATTTAGAATTGCGTACATAAGAACTCGATTGCCCGAAACCAATGAGAAAATATGGCGATAATTACCAGCATTTACATTCCAATCATCGATGTACAGCCATGTTGATAACGTATATTCACCTCCGGTATACCAAGGTGATAGTTGCAATTTATCATATACTGTAGCACATCCAGATGCATCTGTGCCGCTTACAGCTTTTGTTAAGGGAATCATATGTGCGCGAGTGGTATCTTTGCCAAAAATTGCTGGACTAACAACATAATAGTAAATAATGTAGGCAATAAGCGCAACAACTATTACAATAATTCCATTCCGAATCAAACTCGGGCGTGAAGCTACTATATCGGCAATTGCCATTTTATTATCTAATACGAACATAAATCTCCGATGCAGACTTTTGTCTTAAATTTGCGGAAATTTTGCAAAACCGAATCGCCAGAATCATATGGAGATGGCGATGGCGTTCCAAGTGTAATTAGTGCAGTATTATATGCTTTAGCAATTTCGTCAGGTGTTAATGCTTGTGGCCAATAACCAATTAGTCGTACAGAACCCGAATTACGCATCAATGATTGACCAACTGTTAACGGTGAATTAATATAGGCTGGCAATACGTTAATTGTTTGTCCGCCTACTAACGTACCATTTACATATAGTTTAACATCTATTCCACGAATTACAAGCGAAATAAATGTATATTTTTGAACAGGAAATCCGTTTACAATGATTTGTGACGGAGATAATCCTGTATCATGTGGATAATTTACAGTTAGTAATATTTGGCCTTTTGTAGGTAAAACACTAATATCCCACATTCCCGCACGTTTTACTAATGAAATAGGCGCAGATGGATCGGCTAATCCACTGTCTGTTTCAACATATGCAAAAAACGAATATGTACTTTCATAACTTGATAAAGATCTCGGTATTTCATGGTCTGATGCTACATATGCGTGTGTTGCAATTGGAAATGGACCATTCCATATTACTGGTGCAAATGAACTATAAAATGTTGATGGATTAACAATGTACACAACTGCGGTCGTAAGAGCAATAACAAGAAGTATCATTTGAAATGTTGGATTTTTAACTAATTCAGATGCTTTATGCAGAACTAATGCAAAAGCTGCAGTTAATTTGCTTGTAAATGAGGACGATAATCCCGTAGTATTTGTTGAAGAACTTGTGAGCGCTATCTTGAATATGTAGACTATAATAGCTAAAACAATAATTGTTAGTATCCAAACAATTGGAACATACCATGGTCTGGCTTGTTGTGTTGCTTTGGAAACTGTTCCCTTATAAACACCATAGAACACAAATGCCAAAATGATGCCAGCTATAACACCAACTACTGTTATTCCACCATCCATTTATCTAATTTGTTGCATTTAATTTTTCAACGTGCTGTTGAAAAATTATTCCAGAATACCGGCCCGTTCCGAAATTAAGATACACCTCGTTCTGGCTTTGCCAGAACGAGGTTAAAAGACCTGTCCACCAAAGGTGGACAGGTCTTGCACATTTCGCGAATGAATTCAAAAACTGCAAAGCAGTTTTTGAATTAAGCCAATTTCCAGCTTTGCTGGAAATTGGCACGAAATGTACCAAAAACTTTCGGAACAGAATTTTCCGCTAAAGCGGAAAATTCTCAAAAAAAGAATCGGCTTTGCCGATTCTTTTTGCAGGGCCGGCTTTCGGTAGTCTACGGTAAATCGTGCATGCACGATTTATTCTATTTAATTTTTCAATGTGGGTGTCATATTACAAAGCAATTTGACCTGACGCGCTGTAAATGCTTCAGGGTAATACCTTATTGCACCAACAATTCCTTGAAAATCGGTTCCGATGTGCCCCCATACGTTTGTTGGTGTAGACGTTGGTATCGTTCCATTAATAAACACAGATTTAACCAGTTTACAATTAACATATGCATCCATAATATGGTCTGACACAACAATTGTAAGACGAAAAGATTTGTATACTGGTAAACCATCAATTAATACTGCTGCAACTTCTTGGTGAGATGCATCTTGAATAAACACTTTTATAGTATTTGTTGAACCACTTGGAATGAAGATTGCTGGATTCATAATACCGGTTGTTGATACTGGAATAGGTAAGTTTTGAGGTGTTTGAAGGTTCAACGCCGCTATATCGCGTCCACTTGCATCTAATATAGGGCTTCCACGATGAAAAACATGTTTATTGGACGTTAAATTTGCAAACGGATTTACGATGGAAATTTCCATTGAAACAGTGTATCGCGCCGAATCAATCGACGTAATTGAACTGCTTGCATTGCCAGACATATTAATGTTTGCATCTGCCGTATATATTTCAGGTCCGGTCCACAATATCGCACCCGTTCTTGGTAATGTTGGACCAGAAATGCCTGGTATTCTAATGAATAGTGAAACTACGTAAATAATTGCCAAAATAATTGCTAAAATAAAAAACCATCCGGCGATTTTCTGTGGGAACGTTGATGCGGCTTTTTTTGTAGAAGATGAATTAAATAGACCAGTAATAGGTGATGTAGCGGCAGCGATTGAATCAGATGCAAATGAAAATGGTATTGCTGCAACAGTTGCCGTTGGTTTTAGAAATTCTGATAAATCCATTTTACATTATGGATAGCTTTTAGTCAATCTAAGATTCCTCAGCGGTCTTTTTAGCATGACATGGTCTGCATAATGCACGTAAATTATCGATTTCATTCGAACCACCATCTTTGAGTGCAAGTATATGATCTACTTCGTATGTTTCATCTAACATATGTTGACAAATTGCACAATGCCATTTTTGTGATGCTGCGACGCGTTTTTTCTTCGCAGTTGACACATTTCGCTTGAATTTTTGAGGTTGTTCATTAACTTCTGATTGTTCGTCTGTTGATTGTTCTGTCGGATAAATCTTTCGCATTGCATTTGAAACAGTTGGTGGTGCAACAGTTTCCATCAGAGACAAAAACATTGTAGTATCGGTGAAATAGAAATACAAAATGATTATTGCGGCAATGCCAACGGCAGCAATTCGAATCATTGGTAGTGTTGCGCGAAATTGTGACTTAATTTTCGATCCGTATAATTCATATACAACATATGCGGCGAAGAGTACAACTAAAAATGTAATAATTAAGAACGACATTTAATTTTGTGCGCGACTTAATTCAGTTCGAAACCACGACGCATAGTATCGGGTTGAATTGTGGATTGATTCCATGGACCAACTGCAACTTGTGGAATCACTGGGTCAGGACGCAGTTGTAGATTTGGGTTTCTGTTTGATGAACCTTGGGTACGTATGCCTAAATGTGAACCAGCCGCTGAAAGACTTACACCAGCAAGGTCACCTGATGTACCAGGGTTCATTTGCGCCCATAGGGTATTATTGTCTTTTGGGAGTAATTCACTCGGTGTTAGTTGTTTACGTGGGAAGCAACCATTTGGCTGCTGATTACCTGAATCACCGGTTGGGTTAATTGTTTCGTCGAACTTAGCAACAGATGAATATTTATCTGCTGCATCACCATCATCATCAAGATATCCAATAGGTTCAGCTGGTGCAGCTACACCAGTTGGAACATCTGTAAAACCCTCAGGAATACGTGATGGAAGGACTTTCATAGGTCCGCGAATCATACCACCAAGAGTAGGGTCTAACATGTAAACAATTGCACCAACAATTAATACAGCTACTGCACTCAAATATGTTGATTTAGTAGACATCATATTACAAGTATATCTTATTATTTGGTAACAATCGAAATTATATGGTTTCGCAGTCATTGCCATCGTCACTATTCATTTCATCTTCATCAGACGAACTATCTGTATCATGTTGATAACTTTCATAATAATCATATTCTTCTTGTTTTGCTCTTAATTTTTCCATTAAATTTCGTATGTCAGCTCGAATTATATCTCCTTTACGCTTGCGTCGTTCGTCATTTGCATCGCGATTGAGTTTAATAATTTTAGTATCGGTTGTCTCGGCAAAATCAGTAACAACTTCAAGTGCATTATCTTCGTCTTGTGCGATCTCGATTTTGTCCGCCGGTGGCGAAGTTTCTTCACTTATTGCGATTTTTTCAATCAAATCATATATTTGTTCAGCACCCCACACAACATAAAATGTTGTTGGAGTCAATACTACATGGTCAAGAACAAATCTAACTGATACTTCGCATCCATTGTATTTACTCAAATCATACGCAGAACCGATGTTAAACGCTTCATATGGATACATTTCATATCCCCATGTAGGAAACTCTGTTGGTGCATCGATCCATTTGTTGGTAACTTGTTGGAACCGTTGTTGTACTGATGCTTCAGTCATTTGCTTCGTAAACCAGCGAGATGAATTTGTAACTAATTCACCAATACATAAATTACGAAGTTTATTCATTTCATCTTGAGTTTGCTTGGAAATATACCATTTGTTATAATAAAATGCTTCGCTAACAATTCCAATCTCTTGGCGTGGTGTTGATATATATTTTCCAGTCTCAAGTTTCTTTGGCGTTTGCAAATGCATTATTGTTCATGACATCCGAAAAACTGTTGCGGAATTGCAACACATTAAAGAAACACTATTATCAAGCAAAATGATAAAAGCTGCTATTTTGAATGCAGTTTTCCAAAAATCAATCGATTTTTTTCAAGAACCAGATAACATCACAAAACTTGATACATACATTATTGGCCCATTAATCAATCATCTGTTTCAGAAAATTTTTCCGTACTTAGTTCTTACAGGTGTTATATTTTTACTACTTATAGTTATGATGCTAATGATTTTAGGTATATTGTTATTGCATACCAGAGGTGGCGGTGTCGTCTAAAAATTGATACGAAAAAGTCGCTTAATATTTAGTAAATATAAATGGCATCAACATTCGCAACACATATAAATACATGGGTTCGGCTTGAATCTGAAATACATGCACTAATGGAGAAAATAGCAGTATTGCGTAAAGAGCGCGAAACTGAAGCTGCCACAATTATTGAAGCAGTGCGCGCTCGCGGGCTTTCAAAAGCTGTTCTGAAACTAAAAACATGTTCCGTTCATATGTCAACAAATAATGTTGGACAAACTCTTTCATATGGTATGTTAGAAGGATTATTACGTGATTACTTTGCATCTATGCGGCAACCAGACCAAACTGTTGCGATTATTAAATATATTAAAACACATAGAACCCATAAAATAACGTCAAGACTTGATTTGCATCATCAAGATGCTTCTGTTAGTATGAGCGAGAAGCCTTCGCCTGAAGCCACGTGATTGGCTCATGATCCGTTGTAATGACACCTCCACGACGACCAATTTCCTTAACAAGTTCAGTTGCATAATCTTCGATTTTTGTTGTGTCTGATTGCGCAATGTGTGAAACTTTCATAACTGGTTCTAATTTTATATTTTGCCACGACATACCTGCCGCCGTTCGTTTCACTATATATCCAAGCGATCTACAAATGGGGGTAAATTCGTTTTGACCAAAAGAACGTAAAATGTTTTCACCATTTATGGTTTGTATGTACGTTACGAATGATTTCCATAGTTCACGAGATTGTATAGTTGCACCAGCGACATTTTTCTCAATGCAATCCGCGAAAAACTGCTTAACTAATTCGGTTTGTAGAGTATCGCGTATAGCCGCATCTGGTACAAGTGTATGAACAAAATACAATGAACGTACATATTCAGATTCAGATTCAAGTAGGGATGATGCATCAATAAGTTTGATTAGCGAAATATCAACCACACATTTTGGATTTGTGTTGCTTTCGAAATAATGCGCAATTACAGTGTTAAAAATATCACGATTGCGACCAGTTCTCAGTGACTCAAACCTACCAAATATTGTTTTGGTTAAATGTGTATTTAACAACTTGTTAAACACTTCATAAATGCATCCAATTGGAAGCGAGTTATCAGATTTCTTCATATAGTTTTTAGCAAAATATTCAACAACACATGTAAACAGTTCATCGAACTTCTGTGATTCTGGGTTAGTTATAGCAGATGAATACTTGGCAAGCATTTCATGTTCATATTTTGTAGAATTTGTTTGCGCGAAGTTAGCAGATAACGTATATTCATAACCTTCTTCTGCAAAATTATTACAATCGTCCAGCAATTCAGCCAGTTTGAAAAATTGCGCCTGGATCTCAGTCAACGTTTTTTTAGCAGTTGTGCTAAAAAACGCCAAATATGTTGATAATAAATTGTTAATTTCTGGTGTATTGCGAAATTTATATGATGTACACAGCACAACCTCTGGGATAATATTTACTAATTTTTTGTCACGTAGCGATTCAATCCAAAGCTTATCATCAATGCGGATTTTTATATCATTCGTAAAACATGAACGCGTAAGAATGATTCGTGTATAACTGTCTGATAGTTTGTATTGATGTTCTTCATGTGTTGCAACTTCAGCAAAAAGATCGCCACTGCCACCTTCAAATAATGTAACTTCGATTGGACGAGGCCTTGATGTATAAAATGATTCAGACGTATAAAATTTATCCAACATTGTTTCAGATTCTTCATCATCATGTAGTGCACCTGCTGCATGCGGCGCATCTGCAAGTCGCATTGTAAATTCACATATTGGTGGTGCATGATATTCATCAAAACTTGCTTCGGTTTTGTGATATTTTTCTTTTAGTTTTGCAATTTTCTGGCTTGATTCAATCAATGTTTGAATATTTGCAGAAATGTCTGTAATAATATCGTCAATGTTTGAATTGACGAATTCATAGTATACACTTGATGAAATGTTTTTATTCCATGGTTTGTATTCTTTGAATATACAACCAAATTCACTGGCAATTTTTCCATAAATACTATTCTCCATTTCAATTGTTTGTATTTTTATCGCATCAACACCAACAAGTTCTTTATAGTATGATACCATAAAATCGGTATCATCCATGTCAGTATACATTAGGCGCATCAAAATACGTGCGAATGTGGTTGGTGTAGTCTTATCAGAATCAAAACCAAGTGCGATTATGTAGAGATACATGTACCTTAAAGTGTTACGGGTACCTCGGTGCAAAATACCATAAAATAAACGCACCGGAAGACAGGTAAGGCTACATTGAAAAAATGAAACACAAAAGCATCTACATTTTTGCAAAAACAAGAAATGTCAAAATCAATTGATGCAATGTTGGACGAGTTTGACAAGGAAATCGTTGAACCTCGTTATAAAACTGAAGAATTATCAATCCTAACGTGTGAATATTGCAAAAATGATATATTGGAAGATACGGGAACAGAATACGTATGCGCATCATGTGGGACGATTAATTCTTCGAAAATCGATACGTCATGTGAAAAAACATTTTACGGTAATTCACGGTATGGTGATTCGACAAGATGTGGGATGCCAACAAATGCCTACATGCCCGAATCTTCTCTTGGTTCAACTATAAAATGTGCAGGTAAAGTCAGCTTGGAAATGCGTAAAATACGTCAACTACATAACTACAACAGTATACCATATGAAGAACGTTCGCTGTATAAAGTATTTGAACAACTAAATATGGTTGGCACGAAATATTCCATACAACAGGCAATCATTGACGAAGCTAAACATTTATATGTAAAAGCGTCGCAAAAATGCACCCGTCGCGGAAACAATCATATTTCGCAGATTGCAAATTGTTTATATTTGGCGATGAAAGAATACAAAATGGTTCGCTTACCAGGCGAAGTCGCGGAGATGTTTTCAATTACAAGCAAAAGCATGGCTGAAGGTCGAAAACATACACAAGAAATGCTTGAATTAACGGCTGAATCAACCAGTTATGGCGAATTTATTAACAGATATATAATGTCTCTTGAAGATGTTATACCAATGTCAAGACATGACGAAGTTATGGAATTGAGTAACAAAGTATGTACGGTTGCAGATACACTTGGAATTGTTGCCGCGAGTACAACACAAAGTTTAGCATCATCAGCGCTATTTTATATATGTAAAAAATTAGAATTATTAACATCAAGTGAACGTATTGTAGAACTATCTGGAGTATCTGCGGTTACTATACAAAAATGTTATAGAAACTTAATGAAATATGAATCGTATTTAGTGGAGCCGTGTTAACTAAAAACGACGTTTTCGCGTTTTACGAACATTATTGCGACGTTTTCGTGATGCACCGCCCGGCATCATCCATGGCATGCGTAGGGGCGGCGTTACGCCAATTTGTGGTCCTTGTGTTGTTGCGGCCATAACCTCTTTTCGCTGTTCTTCTGTTAATGTTACTTCAGCACTGACTTTGTTGACAATCCCGACAATACTGGCTTCATGCTTCGCAAAAACTTCATAATATGGTATAAATATCGTACGTAATTTTTTATATGCAGCTTCAACAGCGTTTGTTCCGATGTTTATCAATAGAGGATTTATTTTGAACATTCTACCACGTTCAGTTGATTGGTAAATAACTAACTGCGGTAAACCAAATGCACCATTAAACAACATTTGTGATGCTACTTTAGCGATTTGATTTTGCATTTTCGTTAGGGCTTCGTACTCTTCAACGTATGCTTTAGCTAATGCACCGTGGCCTGGTGCGGTTACATTAAAAACATTCGTAAGTTTCTTTGATGTTTCAGTTGTTACTGCGCTAATGTTTGGAACCGCAAATGCATCGCTTATTTTTTTCTTACTATACTGATATTCTATTTCATTACTTGATATTACAGTTTGGTTGTTGTTCCACACGATTTTGTTTTTAATTATATTGAATGTTCGTGTTAATTCTTTATCTTTTTGCAACTGATATGTGTCACCATACAAAATATCTACGAAATGATTCATCCATTTCACAGAAAATGTTAAGACTTCTTTCATACTTTTCATGTTAAATTCATATGCATGTTCCAACGGTAGTTTTACTTTATCAACTAACATAGCATCTTGTAAAGCATAAACAGGATTGGAGAAAATGATTTCTGTTGTTGATTTTACGCTTGCACCACCAGTATCATCTTTCTTCAATATTAGTTTAGAATCATCGTCACCAGATGTACGCTTCGCAAGTATTTTTTTCGCATTGTCAGAGAATAATTTAGTCATATGAATTGATTCTATTTCTGAATTATTATCATTGTGTGCACCACTACGTCCAAACCTCTTAGTAAGCAACGATAAATCGTCACCTTTCTTTTTCTTCTTTCCTTCATCGTCTTTTTCTTCTTCATAAAAGTCTGTACTACCATACCAATAATATGGCCCACTTTTCTTTCCATCTGTTTTATCTATTGGCCAAAACTTAATATTATATTTGTTCATCATGTCACGACCAACCTTTGGTTTTCCTTGTGATTCAATTTTAAATAAATTATACATTTTTTTGGTTGAACGTACTGTAAATCCAATATATCCATGTATAAAATCTACCCAATATTCGAATTCATTATCTTCATTAAATAGAAGCCGTGGGTCACTTGGCGTTGGAATATTAACTGGAAATGAAACAGATGCTGTAAGCATGTCAATTAATGCGTCTACATTGCGTGGATCGCTACGATTTACAAGAGGTAATAATATTTTACGGCCATTATCATCAAGCGGTGTAGCGAAAAATTTTCGTATCCTATCCTTAAAATCATTCATCGAATCAACTTTTTCTCCTAAACTAACCGTGCTTGCTTCTTTTGTTAGTGTAGCATCAAATCCTATTTCAGCTGTTTTTGAAATATGACATAGTGCAATATATACGAGTTGCAATATACGCATTATATAGAATCCGAATGATGTACAAATAGATTGTGATGAATCTGCGACTTTATACAATACTTTCTCAAGTTTATCGGATGATAAAGATTTATCAATAATACGCAGTTCAACCATATCCATTTCTGATTGTAGTTTGCTCGCAATCAATGTCACATATTTTTTACATATGGCTGGATCAGCTATATTACGCAAATCATTTGCATCAACCAACCCTAAAATATGTGAACCAATTAATTCTATTATATTCGCTGATTGTGGGGGTAATGTATATTTTCTGGCCAACAAACTATCTGTTGACATTGTATACGGGTTTGTTATTGTTAGTAACTATTAAATTTTTCAATACAATATCTTTAATGTTTGAGTTCTGTCTGGTATATAGTTGTAAATATGTGTCCAGCCAGTTGACGAATATTTCCATATTCCGTTTTCGTCGGATTCAACATATTCTCGCGGTGATATTAAATATTTCCACGGCGATAATTGTCGCATTTCTACTATAGGATTTCCAACTATTCCTAACACAATTCCAAAACTACCACTCAAAGATGTCATATGTGCATTCTGAACAATCCACGCACCAGTCGCAGTTTTATCTGCCCATATATCGGTACGTGTATATATGTTTGCATCAATTACAGTATATTCTGATGCAACCGCATCAATGGCTTCTTTATTTCTAATTTTTATGCCGTCGCCACTACATTCACAATACATATATATTGTTTGTTGTATTGCAGGTATTGGTGCAGGTTTCATTTCACGTTCGAAAAAATGCACTCGGCGACCAACTAATGATGTTGTGCGATCCATCCAACTTATCATGTAGTTTGCTAAACCAACACCTCTTACAGATGAATCAACACATAAGTAGTCAATCATACCAACGGTGGCGACAGTGGCGAATTTAGTATGAAGTGGACAGCTCGCAATTACTCCTATTACTTTTGCATCTTCGTCAATTAAATGCAATCCTATAACTCCGGGGGCGAACAGGCGCTCAATCAATGCATCAGCTGTAAATATATGTTTGTAATCACTTGAAATGTTGTAGTTTCGATTGAAAAAATTAACATATTCCGATATTTTTGCCAGTTCTAATGGTACAGGTTCATTTAATTGTGAGTGATATGGCGGATGTTGTGCTGCATCTTTGCGAATTATTCCGCTTTTGCACAAACCAATTTCTGTGCCAATATGGTGGTAAAAGTGTGGACCGGGAACGGTCGACCAAAACTTATGTTGAACTCGAAATATTCCCCACGAACTAAAACAAACTGTTATTCCTAAGATTATTAACCCTAAACATAGTTGAATAATCATTCATTTATGATTTATGATTTGTTTAATTATATACTTTCAGCGCACAATAAGAGTTATTGCAATTGTCGCGGCAATTACACACCATAATGTTAAAGCAACTTTCCCGTTGTTTGTTTGCATTTTGTTCCTAATATTGAATGCTAAGATAATTATATTATGTCTTGTTTAATTAACTGTCGGAGAGAGATGAGTTCTCTATGCACTGGAACCCCTAATTTGTCGGCCGTTTGCGAAGCACAAACGCCCGCTGAGTCAGTTCCAGACATGTCGATTACGCCACCTGCAGTTGACCTTAAGACAAGCACCAAACTATGTAATCATCCAGACTGTCGGATAAAACTCAGTCTACTTGACAAGGGTATCCCTTGTCAATGCACTCATCTATTTTGCGGAAAACATCGCTTTGCCGATAGAACCCGTGGCGAATATAGCCATAAATGTCCTGTCGATTATAAAAGCCGAAGTGAAGAACATCTTAAGAAGACCGTTGTTGATGTGAAAGGTGAAAAATTAACGCGCATTTAGATGCTAACAAAATTGAAATCCATAAGGTTATCTTATATTTTTAGTTAACAATCATAAAATGTATCAAATTCAAGGATTTTATTGCAGAATGCCTGATGACTACGACACAATATACATTCGTTATAAGTCTGAAGATGGTATTATACATGGTGTCAGAATCAATGATATACCAGACGAAGAACTTCATGATGAAGGCATGACATTATGGGATCATATTGAAGAGCATGGCAAAGATGGAACATATGTAAATCTTTTATCAACATTCGAAGTCATATTCAATGACCATATTGATGCAATTTTGCAGCTTCCTGAATACCCACCTCCACATGCATAAAATTGAATATGGCACGTATGCGTTTTTCACTAATGCAAATCATGGGGAATTGTCCGAAATTACCAGACAATTATGAAACATTAATTTATTCTCATACAAAATTTGCAAGATTGCCAGCTTTATCTAATATGCTTAAAAAATTAGATTGTTCAAGGTCACAACTAACAAGTTTACCAAAATTACCAAATAGTCTTGTAGAACTTATGTGTGATGAGACACCATTGAAATTTTTGCCAAAATTACCAGAGAATCTTACAACCCTCAAATGTTATTATACACCAATCACATATCTTCCAGAGTTACCAAGCAATCTGAAAGTGCTCAACTGCGAAAATACGCGAATAAAAATTTTACCAAAATTACCACAGAGTCTTATTCATCTTTTCTGCAGTAGTACAAAAATATTATGTTTGCCCGAGTTACCACTTAATCTTGAAGTACTTGCTTGTTCATATACACAAATAACATATTTACCTGAGTTACCAAATAATCTTGAATGTATCTATTGCACTAATACGCAAATAACAAGTTTACCAAAGTTACCAAATAATCTTAAGTGCATCTATTGTGATAATACACAACTAACAAGTTTACCAAATTTACCAAACAATATTGAAACAATTAGTTGCAATAATGCGCAAATAATATGTTTACCAAAAATACCAAAAAGTCTTACGTGGCTTTATTGTTCCAATACATATTTACGACAATTTCCAAAACTACCTGAAACTCTGTATATAAAATATAATAATACACCTTTAAGTATTCAATTTCCTCCCATATTAATATGGGAGGAAGAATATCCAAGATCTGCTACAGAACTGAATGAATATAGATATACTGTGCGAAACATTGCAAAATGCAAAAGACTTAGTCGGCATATTGCGGACGAATTAGCTGACGCTTGCTTACTTTGAAAAATACACCAAATATTGATATTCATAACCAATCATTATCATATCTACGATTTTTAGCATCTTAAATCCAGCCCTCTCCGCCATTTCGATTATCTTCGCAATAGGTGGCATGAACAAATGATGTTCCTGTACACGCACTGCACCATTTTTAAACTTAAATGTCTCTCTAAACACTGCAATATTGTTGTCTGTTGCATTCAATTCGAAATTACCATTATATGTAAAGCGGTCAAATGACACATCTGATTGTGTTATGCGCGATGTAACATATCGTTGTAATGAAAACGCAGGAAAAGGCGAGGCTGACTCCAATATTGGATCGAACTTATATTTGTTTACCAGATGCAAACATAACCCTCCACCAGGTCGTATCCATGTCGCTAAATTTTTAAACAATGCATCTTTGTTTTGTGCGTAATAAATCGTAAAATATGGTAAAAATGCATGGGAAAATGTGGCTGGTCCCCAATTTTCCCCCTTCATCATATCTGCTTCAATAAACTCCAAATCAGGGTATTTCGTTTTGGCTGCACTAATCATTGCAGGTGATGCATCCATACCTATACATTTGTATCCAGCTTGCACAAAAGCGTTTACATGATGCCCCGTTCCAGAACCAACAACTAGCACTTTAATATCTTCTTGATTTCCCTTTGATAGCATCTCGTCTTTGATGTTATCAACTTCAAATCGCGTTCGTTCTCCGCCTTGTATCAACTGGTCATACACTTTCGCATAAAACTCATCATATGGATTTTCAACAAATTTAGTACCTGGGCCAGGACCTGCACCAACTGCGCCTCCTGTCACAGATAATGGATTTTCAGTTGATGTTCCAGTAAATCCCTCAGCGGTAGTGACAACAGTTCGACTAAATGTAACTAATAACAAATAATGAATTGCTAATATACCAAATAATATTATTATGATATATTGTAAAGTTGACATTTTATAACTTCTAAATATTTAAGTTGATGGAATAACTAATGCACCAGGGTTTGGCCTACGAACTATAACCTTAAAAACAACATCAATCTGACGATTTACATTAATTACTTTACATACTGTTGTTCCAAGCGTTTTAAGAACTAATACTCGCAAATCATTTTCAATGTCAGCAGTTCCACCCCAAAGTGACCGTAGCACACTACCTGTGGTAGGGTCGGCAAATCTATTACGTATCACAAACATGTTAACATAGCCAGCTGCATTAGGTGTATCAATCACACTTCCAGATGCATCACGACTTGCTGTGCTAACAACATAATGCCCAGATGGGTCATTAATCCATGCATTAAACTCGGTCTGCAATTCTGATGTAATCGGTGTTTCCAAACCAGTTGCATCTGGAATATCATATCCTTGGAATATAACAGTATCGCCCGGAACTATTGCCGATGCAGGGAAATATGTGTCTGTAACTACATATATGTACATTGGTTGACCACTTGGGTCCGTTCCAGTAAACGCCGATAGACTTGGACCCAATACACCACCACTAATATCTTGCCCAAATGCCAGATAATCAATACCAAACACATCAGGTATTGTACTTAAGCGATCTCCATTTGACCTATCAACTTCGAATGTAAGCGTTTGTAGCGATGCAATAATTGGATCGAATACACGTTGACAATGATGATGCTTTGGTAACATTGTTAACCAACCACGATTATATATTGACATGTCTGGCATTGATGTTCCATCGTGTGTTACCACACCAAATGCCGTTGTTGATGATTGATTTGTTGCGAAGTTTTCAGCTGTATACGGCGCAAGTTGTAAGTTCAAATGTGGAAAACTTAATGCATTCATGTATTTAAATGTTGTTGTAGTATTACCAGATGCATCTAGTGGAGTTGTTTGCGTTACAACTGTATCAACTGCCTCATTTGGTATCAGCATTTTAACAAGTTCCAGTCGTATAACATCATTGAAACGATGTAAAACATTTGCATTAACGGGTCGTGTTGGATTATCGGCGCGCAAACAATCAATACCGCTTGCATCACAACTTACGGCATTTTTCGCGCGTGTTGCAGTCGTTTCGCTTGCATTACGAACGCCATTTGCTCCGTCGAAAATTACTGTGAAACGATACCGTGTTTCAGATGAACGATACCAATCGCGATCTAAACTTGATACAAATAGATTTTGTTCTACTTCGATGTAATGTGGTCCAACAGGTACACCTGCTGCAAGTGTTGGAATTGGTGGCGCGAGAAAATGTTGTTGCCGTATGATTTCTGGCGCTGGTGTTGGTTGCGCCGATGCAACGACTGGTATTTCACGTTTTCCATAAAAGAATTCAAGAGGTCTATCAGGTGGTGCTTCCATCGTTGTTGGACGGGTCACTGTAGCAGCTGCTGCACGCGCAGCTGTTGCAGCAGCCGTATCATTTGTTGCTGCTTCAGTTGCAGCGGCAAACATACCTAATGCACTTGCAAATCCGCGTGACTGGTCTTCGCGTTCTTTTTTGATTTTATTATAGTTTACCATAGCATCTGGTCCGCTTCTATCATCGATTTGTTGAAAAAGTGGAGCCGTTTCAGCAGGTGCTGCAGCGGGCTCTTCTCGTCTTGTAGCTTGAAGTCGTTCAAAGTCGCCTGTCACAGATGCACCACTACCTGTAGAAACTGATGGTAATTGTCGCCGTGTTTGTGGTACTGGTGCAGTATTTTTCGGCGGTGGTGGTGGTGTTGGTGCAGTCAATGGTCCAGACTCTTTCTCCACGAATTTTTTGAAACTACCTGCGGTTAGCTGCACAATATCTTTATTAATCTCACCAAGAGACAGTGTGGGATTTGCGTTTAACACTTGTTCTGCATGAAATAGCGCCATTTTCGTTAATCGTTCAGTTTTCTTGATATCGAAAACTATGCCGAATTTTGTATTGAAATAGTCTGAAATCTGCGAACAAATATGTTTTATGTTAGATGGATGCCGAATTGTTGCCGCTTGTGGATGACGAGACATTTACAGCAATTTAAGATTTCATCTTATAAAAATTAATATTCAATCGCGACGAACAGCAATGGCACCGCCCCATGTAAAATAAACATGTCGCATTTGATTTATCGTATCATCGTCCACAATATTTTTTGTAATGTCTTCAAATGTGCGACCTTCTAACATTGATGCAATGAAATACAAACTATAAATTCCACACTCGGAATTCTTTCTCTGATGACGTACAGTGTTTTCTTCCAATACAAATGAATTGTTTCCATTTAGTTTTTCTTGATTTTTAATTCGTTTCATAAGCGTTTTAATGCGGTTTGGTGCCTGATAACCATATGAATCCCAGTAGTATGCACCGGCTAATCTTGTGCTATTTCCGGCTAAATCAATGTAAAGCGCAACCCAATGTGACCCGCCTTCATCATGTTTATCCAAATTAAACACAATGCCAAACGCTGTTTTACCTTTTTCGCGAAGGTCGCGCTGAACATTCAATTGACATAACTCATTAACAACACATTCACCATTGTAAATACTGTCATATATCTTCTTATCAAAATCGATTGGTGATGGATAAATTGTTGTAAAATATGGATATGCCTCGGTTAATTGCATCAACATCTTATAAATGTTATCAGAATCAAGCCATTCCGTTGAATCCGTTTCCCATGATGCAGGTGCAGCTGGTCTGAATTGTTTTTTCAATTCGCTTCTAACTGCTGAAGAAACAAATGGTTGGTTAATCCAACAATATTCCGTTGTGCATCTGTCTTTTAACACTTCACGCATTGATTTCCACGTCTTGGTTGCATCATCCAATGGTATTAGCTTTTTACTGTGCGCTTTGTTCCAATCAGCTCCTAATTTGGCTATATTCGTTTCCGTTAAACACGATTCTGTGTTATCGATTTTCATTGGTTTTACTGATGGATGACACGAAGAACGCTCTTCCAAGTGAGGTGGCCTATATTTTTTTGTAGCTGATGCACTATTATTTGATAAAAAATTAAAAATACTTTTGCCGCCTCTTTGACGTCTCTTTTTGCGGGTCTGTGGCGGCATTTTATTCTATAGATACAATTTACATTTGCGACAATAGTATGTAGAGCGCTCACCTACAACGCTATAATCCCGTTCACGTTCATGTTTACATGTTTTGTGTATTATCTTTTCGCATTCTTGTATTTTTTCATCAATTATGCGTAATTCATATAAAATCGCATTTTTTTGCTGAAGTAATTCATTATAAGTTGCAATATCAGAACTTGACATGTGATACACTTATGATTTAGTCAACAAAAAGTTATCGTCAAAATTGAAGGCAACTTTTTGAGCCAAAAAACAACATCAAGAATGTCAGCATTATTGGGCAAAACTCATTTCCGAAACATGGACACGATGCGATTCCTTAAGTTTGTAGCAATTGTACCGCAAGGTGAAGAACATGTGCTTGAAAAATTTGGTAAATTCAATAAAGTTGTATCACCTGGCATTCAATTCTACTGGCCATTTATTCAACAAGTTGCTTACAAAGTTCCTCACAAAGAGTTATGTTTTCAAATTAATCCACAAAATGCAATTACTAAAGACAATGTTATGGTTACTATTGCAGGAACATTATATGTTAAATTTATAGACTCTTACAAAGCCTCGTATGGTGCAGATGAACCTAAAAGCGCAATTATTCAACACGCACAATCTTCAATGCGTGCACAAATCGGTTCAATGACACTTGATGATATATTTAGAGAACGGAACTCAATTAATTTATCTATTTATGAATCGATTAATAAAACGGCGGAAAAATGGGGTGCAATAGTCAGTCGTTTTGAATTAACTGAAGTCGCGCCAAGTGACAGAAGTGTTTCAGAATCATTGCATTTGCAAGCAACGGCTGAACGCAATAGACGAGCGACCGTTAAAGACGCAGAAGCTAAGAAGCAGGCTATGGAACTTGAAGCTGATGCATATAAATACCAAACTGAAATACGTGCAGCAGCAGACGCAACATCAATTCGGCTATTAGCTGAAGCAAATGCTGAAGCTGCAAACCTTAGGTCTGATGCAGAACGATACAACATTCAAGTTCTTGATGATATATTCACAAATAGCATTTCAAACGTGAATGAATATATGTTACAATGTAAATCAATCGATGCATGGAGAAATATTGCACGTGAATCATCAGTAGTTGTCGTGCCAGGTGATGCATCTGCACTTATTGGCGCAGCAACCGCTGCTCTGAAAAGTGCTGCATCTGTGATTCCATCCACACCAGACAAATTGGCTTAGAATCCATATGCTGGCACCCCAAACACTCCAACAGAACCAGTTCCAAACAATGGGTCAACCACAGGGTCTGTGTTTGGACTACCAATTGGCGCAGTAAATCCATCAATCACAAATGACATACGAGTTGGTGGTAATAAAGACAACACAATCAATAATGCTGTTAGAAATATAATTATGTTTCTGTTTTCTAATTTTTGTTGCTTGAACAACATGACTGCCAGAGCAATAACAATTACAAATCGCAGTAAACCATACATTTTTAATTTATTTGTAATATAAAAATGTCACATTTGGTATGTATTTCGGTGATTTTTGTATCAATTGCGCTGATACTATGGCTTCCGACGCTTATCATTCCAAAAACAGTTATTAAAACATACCCAAAATACAACAATTATTCTGGCGAGACAATCTCCACACAATCAATTGTAGCTGTTACAGTTGGTATTCCTCTTGTAATAATTGCAATATGGTCTCAATTTGTTAAAAAATATGACATAAATGCACTTATTACGATTTTATTAGGCTATTTAGTTGTATATTGTTTAACGATTCTGGTGGTTGAAATATTAAAAATTGTGGTTGGAAAACCGCGTCCAGCATTTGAAGATATATGTGAACCAGTGACAGAACTACCATGGACATTTGCATCATGTAGTTCACGCAACGCAGCAAATGCATTTCATTCATTTCCAAGCGCACATGTGGCTGCTGCATTTGTTGCTGTTGGATATTTAGGATATTTAACAAAAAGTGCGAGTTTAGCGTCTGCATTAGCAGCAGGTGGCTTAGTTGTTGCTTTTATGCGCATTTATGATTATTTACATGATTTTACGGACGTAAGTGTCGGTTTGGTAATTGGTGTACTGTCCGGTATTATTGGCGGTATATATTTTGAAATCAAGCCGTCTGTAGGCTTTCAATATAGGTAGTTACATATGCATCTGCTGATTCAACATATCCTCTTATTAAATCATTAATTTGTGATTGAATGCTGTCGTCAAAATCCGATTCACCAATATTTACATGTTTATTTACAGAATCATTTAATTCTTGAATAAACAGAATTTGTTGCTGAATCGTTGATGTTGATACTGGATGAACAAGCTGAATGTCAAACGTTATTTTATCATCGGCTCGCTCAATATTTGTGATGTTGAATGGAAACTTACTAAACACACAATCTTCTTGTTTAGTTGTTGCGAGTGGATGCCATAGAGCGGACATTTCTTGGTGCTATATATACATTGGAAGATTCACATCAATTTTTGCGGGTTCTCTTGCGCATTTTTTTTGAACGTTTACGTGTACCACCAACATACCTTTTTAAAGCCAATGCATCTCCAGCCGCAATTGCCAATGCTGAAAATGCTTCTGCAGATGCTTCTGCAGCTGTAGCAGCTTCTTCTGCTGCAATAACAATTAGTTCAATTACATTTGATGTTGATTTAGATAGTTTTTGACTTCTGCTTGACATATTTAGCAACGGATTGTCGTTGAAATCAAGCCGGCGAGGTGTAGGATAAACACGAGGAATTGTGTTGCTCATTGACAGTAGACAACCAAAATTAAACGCAAAGTGCTTAATTTCGGAACAGGTCGGTACAATAAAAACATATTGAAAAATGTCGCATACGCGACATTTTTCCTTTTGAATAAATTGGCCATGCCAATTTATTCTATTAATAGAACTAAATATGCCAGGCGGCGAATTAGCATTATCTGCATATGGTTCTCAAAATGTTGTTTTGAGTGGTAACCCACAAATAACATTTTTTACATCAGTTTTTACGCAATATAAGCATTTTTCATCGGAAACAATAACAGTACCATTTGATTCAGTTTCAACGCTATTTTTCGATAGAAGCACTATAATTCGGAAAATTTTGCCACGTAGTGGAGATTTAGTGTCTTCTTTATTTTTTCGAATACGTCTTCCGCCTATTTATTCAAAAGTATATGTTCCAACCGGCGGTGATGCTTTTCTTGATGCAATTCCATATGAATTCAAATGGGTCCCACATGTTGGCGCACGTATTATTGAACGCGCATCAATACAGATTGGTGGACAAGAAATTGCATGGGTTGATAGCGATTGGATTCTCTCACAAAAATTTTTAGATTATCCTAAACCGGTTGGAGAAAAAATAGATGCATTACTTGGTTATGTACCTGAACTTGTAGATCCGGCACAAGGTATTTATGCATGGGTTGATGTTTCTGGTAATACTGACTATCCAACAGTTGTTGCATCATCCGAAACGGTGCAAAACAATCGTTTTAGCATCCCAGAATATTTCCTAAATATTCCGCTTGGTTTTTGGTTTGGTGACACTGCTGGACAAGCTTTGCCCCTTATTGCACTATCCAAACATCCAGTCGAAATTGTGCTGACTTTGCGACCGCTTCAGGATTTATATACAGTTGTTGATGTATATTCAACCGAAAGCCCACAACCGCGAATTAAACCACGAAATCAACCAGATATGAGGCCGGCGGCATTCTTTTTAGATGCAGGAATGGGTTCAGCGCCTACAGATTCATGGAATTATCAACCAACACTTGAATGTAAATACATATTTCTGTCTTTAGAAGAACGCGCGCTTTTGACATTAAAACCACTTACATATACAATTCGACGCATAAATCGATATGTATTTGATGGAATAACAACACAAACAAAGCTTGATATTAGTCAACAACATGGAATTGCATCTCGCATCGTGTGGTTTGCACGACGACCAGATGTACTTGCCGAGAAAAACGATTGGGAAAATTTTACGAACTGGGATAATCCGTACATAGCACCACGTGTCGATGCAAGCGGTGTTCCTGCTACTTTTCCAAACAGTGGTTCAAATATTGTTCGTTCACAAAGAGATATTATACGCCAAGCAACACTACTATGTGGTGGTCAAGAAATTCAGGCATACAAACCCAGTTCATTTTATACGATGGTCGAAACATATGATAGATGCATTGGCCCTGGGTTTCCAGGTTTACATATTATGCCATTCGAACTATTTCACAGCAAAATACAACCAGCTGGAACTCTAAACATGAGCTTATTTAATCAAATCGAACTACAAGTTGATGTTTTCCCACCTATTTCAGGATTGGAACATTCAATATATGTATATGTAGAGACTGTGAATTTCTTAATCATACAAGGTGGATACGGTGGATTACAATTTGCAATATAATGCGCTTTTTTCCCTATTGTTTAATCAAAAATGGCTGAATTTTCCGCTGGTATAATTACATCATCAATATTGTTTTCAATCGCATCACTTTTAACTATTTTGGTATTTGGATTCAAATCATCGCGTATGCAACTATTTTTTGCGATTTTTTTAATAGCATTGATTGGTTGGTCAATTATATCAATTACAATAAATTATGCATGTATATATCAAATTCGTTATTTATAGTAAAATGGCATTGGATGCTGATACAAGCATAATTGTTGTAAGTTCAGTGATGTTTATTATTTTAGGAATAATTGCAACCATATCATTTATAGACAAGCCCTTGTCTAATAGTTGGTGTTTGATAATTATGGCAATATTTTTGTTTATTTTAATTTTGCCAGCATTTATTATTTCAACAGTTTCCACTGCTGCGTTAATCGAAACAAATGTAGCGGTTTCGCGAAAGTGTCCTCCACATTGCACTGCTATCGGACGAAAACCAAGTAATATCACTACACCAGCTGTTATTACATCTTTGGTTGCATTTGGTATTGGATGTAGTTTATTGGGATTAGCAGCTGCAAAAAGTAAGCGTCCGGATGATGATGCATTTTATCGTATTATTGTGATTGTAGCATCTCTACTATTTGCGGGTATTTCTATTTCAACTATTGCAAATTATTTATACGTTAACAAAATTCAAACTATTATGGCGACAGGCGACTGCTCACAATGTGCGGCTACGGTCATTTAACTAAATCAACATAGTAATTAACAACTACTAAATGTCATCTCTTTTGGACACATTACGCGTCCGGACAAATGATAGTAAGTATGATGTCAGACCAACACTTACAAAACAATTAGTAAATTGGGTTGAAACACGTACTAGTGATATTCCAAATACATTGTTTTATGGTCCACGTGGTTCTGGCAAGAAATCACTTGTTTCTAAAATGCTTCAAACATTAGCCAGCACTTGGAAAATGCCGCTTTCATATTCTGAAAAAGATATACTTTTGCCAACGAAAGGTCAAAAAATTGTTACAACTGGTGGTGCTGCGAAAAAAGGCGAAACAGTTCGCGTAAAGCAATCACTTTTTACATTTGAAATCGATGTTGATGACATGAGTTTGAAGGACAAATTGCATCTACCGGCGATTCTTGAAATGCTATGTGGTATGCCTGATATTCGCGGTATTATAAAAATTGTTGTTTTACATCATTTACATCGTCTTGGCGAAGAGGCTCAGTTCAGACTTGCAAACGCAATCCATGAATACGGTAAACATACACGATTTATTTGCACGATGGAACCATGTGGTCCACTTGAGCATCTGATTACATCTGAATTTGTTAAAATCCCAATTCCAGCATTCACTTCATTGGAAATTAAAGAAGTTGTTCATGGAATATCACCTGTCGATAAAGAAGCGCAAATCATATCAATGTCTGCTGGAAATATGTCTCTCGCTGTGTTATTTTGCACACAAACTATATTCTTTCCTGACGAAAACCCATGCGACCCAATTGCAATAACAATGAAACGCCTTGTTGACCGAATGAGGACTGGCGATTTTACGATGCTTGCAACATTGCGAGTTTATGCGGCAACATTCATGGAACATCACATACCATTTATAACAATTATTGATGAAATTATGAAATCAACGATTGAACACCCAGACATACCCGAAGAAACCAAAATGCAATTAATTGATTTATGTAAAGAATTAGATTGGACGTCTGCATACAGACGATTTTTATGGCTTGAAAGAACACTTGTTGAAATGTTTAGAATAATTCGCATTGCCGACGCGACAAATTGAAACTATAAAACATTTATAATTATGTAAAATAAGTGTTGCGTAAATGCCATATATTTCCAAATTAGCTACTTCATTGGGTGTAGCAACCGCTTCATTAACATTTACGGCATTAAATGCAAGTAGGTCAGTGGCTGCTGAAAGTGTTGGCTTTGGAACTGGCCTTGTTGGTATTGTTTTGAAAGAAGGTACGCGATTTGTTGCTGGTGATATTCCAGCTGAAATAGTTAGTGCTGCTTCGCAAATTGTCACGACTAACGCAAAAATGGCAACTGATAAAGGTATGCTTCTTACAGCGGTTGCATCTGCGGCTGCTGTGGGTGTTGGGACAATTATTATTGTAACATCAGCAGAATTACTTGCAATTGCGGCCACAAAACCAGTTGTTAGGGCTATACGATACATTAAAACGCCTAAAAGACTTGAAGAACATGAATGTTATTTTGATATTGAAGAATTCGATTTAGATTATGATATTATCAATATTTATCATGTTCCAGAAGAACACGAAAATCAATTTATTGAAGATGCTGTTATTATCTAAAGAGTATACACCAACGCCCCAACTTCTGTTGTTTTAAATATTTCAAATTCAGGGCGGGAAAATTGTTTTAATGGTATGCAATTTGTCATTCTTTTATTAATTTCGATATATAGTTTGAATCCATCATATCTCTCTTCACCCGTTAATTTTCTATATATGTTTTTACCGAATTTATCCGTTGTCCATGCATTCAAGACTTGGAACAATGGGGTTGGTGTAGCAGGAACAGCTGGATAGAGTGAATCAATAAGTGTTGTTGCTAATCTACATAAATCAAATGATGGGTTTGGATTCATGCGTTTGCGTTTTTTATTGTAAAATGGTTCGCAATTCAGTTGACCTTCGGCATCACCATCTTCTGCGAATGCATCAGAAACATATAAACGTCCACAATATCTAAACGTTGCACGTCCAAAATCTAAAATTTTCATAATCTTTCCATATGTTGGCACCTTGAAGTGTTGACCATTCACATTATAATACAAAAATTCTTCAGTTGTTTCTGAATACATAATATTATTTGTGTGTAAATCATTTTGTATCATATCATATTCCTTTTGCATCACCGCGAGAGCAAACATTATTTGCATCAGATATGCAAGCCATTCTTCATCTGGTCGTTGCGTTGTTGTTAGAGTGTCCATTGTATGAACAAGTCGTTCAATTACTGTAAGTTGTACAGGGTAATTATCCAATACACTATAAATTTCTTCAGTAATGTCATCGTCATCAATCTTACGTGGGTTTAGATGCATTACTTCCGTTTCAGTAATTATTAAATCTTCCACAGTTTCCATTCCATCTGTTGTTTGGTCTGTATCAAGTACAACATTATCCACCAAATCTTTAATTTCATCGTCGTCGTTTGCCGCATCATCTTCATCGTTGTCTGTTTCATCGCTGTCTGTTGCATCGTCTTCTGTTGCATCGTCTTCTGTTGCATCGTCTTCTGTTGCATCGTCTTCTGTTGCATCGTCTTCTGTTGCATCGTCTTCTGTTGCATCGTCTTCTGTTGCATCGTCTTCTGTTGCATCTTCGCTGTCTGATGCATCACTGTCGTCGCTATTTGAATCAACAGATGAATTGAATATGTATTCTGCGAGTTTTTCAGCAGTAATTCCTTCGATTTGGATTGAGAAATACTTGGCGAAATGATTTGAAAACCATTTTTCACGCTTTAGTGAAAAGAACTCATCCGTAATATTGTAGGCATATTTTTGAACACGTCCATTAAATGTTCCATAGAATAAGGGAAAATGTGGACATTTTCCAGATTCAACCAATTGACTTGTTAAGAAAGAACCAAATGCTTCAATGTATGCTTCATTCATTGGAAAATTGACTTTTTGAACAGTTTGAACATATGTACATTGTGGTGAAGGTAACATTGCATCATGCCGCTGCACACGATAATCACCGCGCATGTATTTCAGAGGTTCTAAAAGATGGGTTCGTTTGATGAATACTGGTACATTTGAGATGTCAATGCCGGCAGTTAGTTCATTCCGTTCGATATCAGCAGATGCATAAAATGTTGTTTGTGAAATGTCAGTGATTTTGCTGATGCGATATTTAGAAGGTAACCAATAACCAGCTAAGTCTGAATCGACTTCCCCAGCACAATCTAACACGGGGAAATATGTATTTAATGACGAAAAAGTTGACAAAGATGCCTCTAATTCGGACGTAATGGGGTACTCTATTGGTTTTAGGAATTCAAAAGAATCATCAGAATCAGAGCGTTTTTGCCGTGGCATTTGTCTGGTTCTTGGATAAACATGGGGGGAGCTTAACCGCGGGACAAAACCTAACTTAACAGCGTAGCTATTAAGTTAGGTTTTTCCATCATATCCCCCGTTCCCCCAAAATTAAGCATGTCGAAACTGTATTTACGTTTAATTTACATGTTAATATACCAGAGGAGTTACAAAAATGACAAATATCTCCATACGGAATTTTGATATAACTAAAATTAGAGAGGATAGTACAATTTTTATTATCGGCCGAAAAACTACTGGAAAAACGACGCTTGCTTGCGATATTTTGTATCATAAACAAACGATTCCAACTGGAATAATCATTTCACCACGGGATCATAAAATATCTACTCCACATATTTGCATGCTGCATGAGTATAATCCAAATATTATAGTTGATGTTATTAAACGTCAAAAAGTTGCAGTAACAAAATGGTATAACGAAAATAGAGCAACTGGTGGAAAATCTACATATAATCCATATTCATTTTTATTCATGGATGATTGCACATTTGACGCATCATGGACAAAAGACCGCAATATTTATTATTTATTTATGAATAGTAGATGTCTTAAGAATCTAATTTTAATTACAATGCAATATCCACTTAGCATCAGTCCAGTTCTTCGAACCAATGTTGATTATATATTCATTTTCCGCGAAAACAATATGCAAAATCGTAAGCGTCTTTATAAACAATATGGTGGTATGTTTCCCACATTTGAAGCTTTTGCGGCAGTTATTGATGCATTGGGTGACTATGAATATCTTGTGATTAATAACAATGCTGCAAGCAATAAACTTGAAGACCAAGTATTTTTCTACAAAGCAAAACCATTGACTTTACGTGATTTAGTTTGGGAATGGGGAATAAATGATGAACAAACATATATAAATCGTTGTAAAGAAAAAAGTTTGACAATTAGAGATGAATTGTTTGATGCTGTTTGCGTTTAATTTATATATTAACATAACTAAGTGGTCACAAAAATGACAGAATTATGCATACGAAAGTTTGATATAACTAAAATTCGGTCCGATAGCACGATTTTTATTATTGGACGAAGAGCATCTGGCAGAACAACACTTGTCTGTGATATTTTGTATTATAAACAAGATATTCCATATGGAATAGTCATTTCACCAACTGAACATTATCAACATTTTTATGAAAATAAACTCCCGCCACCATGTATATTCAATGAATATCGCCCAGAAATTACTTTAAATATAGTTAAACGCCAGAAGACAATGAAGACTTCTGCAGTTGACCCACGTTCATTCCTAGTTATGGATAATTGTTTCTGTGATGCATCTTGGAAAATTGATGCTTCAATGCAACAAATATGTATGAATGATCGCGATCTTAAACTTTTACATATATTGACGACAAGCTATGGCATTTCGTTTAGTTCGGCTATACGTCAAAATATTGATTATGTTTTTATTTTTCGCGAAAATGTTATACGTAACCTGAAATATGCTTATGAACATTATGCTAACATATTTCCATCATTCGAATCTTTTACTGCAGCTATTAATGCATTGGGTCGATACGAATGTCTTGTGATTAACATATCAAATACGAGTAATAAACTTGAAGATAAAGTATTTTGGTACAAGGCAAAGATTCATAAACCATTCATGATGTGTTGTAATACAGAACAAGCACATAAAAAGCGTTGCAAAAAACTATGCCGGATAATTAGAGATGAATTATATGATGAAGTCCACCAGAATGATGGTTTAGTTTAATTTCGGGATTGTAATGTATATATAATGACATCAAATTATGCTTTTTGTCCACCTATTCGTCAAAATATTGATTATGTTTTTATTTTTAATGTTAATGATAATAATAAACGTACATATGTACACTATGCAAATATATTAATCTACCCTGAATGTATCGCAATTAATAATACACCAACAAGTGATAAATTTGAAGACATAGTAGCTTTAGCTTTGGCTGAGACAGGAGAGCATCAGCCATTTATTATATATGATCCATATTGTTCCGATATTGCTAAAACACAATATATATTGCGTTGTGGGGAAAAGAGCAGAATAATTAGTAACGAACTGTCGCGAAAAATGGATAAAATCGATATGTATAATTATCATAATTCAAAATCTTAGGTATTAAAGCATAATTAGAATTTGGAAAACAGCTTAAAGGTATCACTCATATAGTAAATAACTTGGTA